AAATTTTTTGGAAAATAATTTAATTAAATTTAATTAAAATTAAATAAAAATTTCATTTTCCTAAAATTAATAAAAATGAAATAATTTGTTACCAAAACAACTTATAATATTCTTATATAGTATATTAATGTTAATACACACTGATAAAACCGAATTATTTATTTCTAAAGCAAACAAAATCCACAAAAATAGATACGATTATTCAAAAGTTAATTATATAATTACTAAATATTGTTATCATAAATGTATTGAGTCATAAAGAAAAAAGGGAATATCCCCTTATCTTTTTGTTTAATTAATTAATAAATATATGTAATAATAATAATAATAATAATAATATTTTTTTATGTTTAGTATAAGTCGCGCTTGTCTTCTTCGTCTTGAGACTGCTTATCATCATCAGAGTCCTCGCAGTAATCATCCTCGTCCTCGTAGTCAGTGTAATTCATTACTTCACACGAGTCATCGGGCACTATGCTTGAGTCCATTACGCAGTCAATGAACTTACAATTCTTAAAAGTAGTGTTATTTAAAATAATATCCTTAAAAACACATTCTTCAAAATCGACGCCATCAAAGACACAATTGTCGAAATTGACTTCATCAAATAGGGCACGACTTATGGTAATGTAGGATACTGTTTGGTCTTCTATACCCCATTGAATGAACTTGCAATATGAGTATCTGAGAATAGCACCTCCTGTATATATAGATTCCCATTCCTCGCATTCATCACGAGGACATCTTCCACACAGTTCAACGTACTTTTCAATCTGGGCGTCGTTCATATCACGCAACGGCATTGACATTATGAGCTCATCTTCGTCTTCATCGTCATCATCTGACTCTTCATCATCAGAGTCTTCTAAGCTTTCAGCATCTTCTAAGCTTTCAGCATCTTCTAAGCTTTCAGCATCTTCTGCTTCGTTTGTGTCTTCGTCGTAGACAACTGTTTCTGCGATCGCTCCTGCGATAGGCAACGGACTTTCGTTAATGCAATACGTGGGCCACAACGAGGTTTCAGGATATGCTTGTTCGTCTTGTTGTTTGTTGGAGCTTGCTGTTGCCATCGTGACAAACTCTATGTCTGGATGACCAAGTTGGTATTCTAAACAATCCAGAACTTTTTCAAAGAAGTCACAGCTGGAACCGTGACGTCTGAAACTACCAACTGCATACATTGCGAGATAGTATATGTTTTCACTTCTGATAGACAGTTCGAACTGAAAGGTATTGCCATATAGCACATCAATATCAGTTCCCTCCTTTTTTACCCAGCTTTCCAGAGCGTGTTCGTTAAAGATATAGTAATTTGGAAACCATCTGGCGAGTATCTTAATAATAGCCACTTTTAAATCCTCAATAGAGGCATAATCCTTGATTTGAGAAGTTAAAATATAAGTTAAATCAGACATTTTTGTTAAGTTAATCGTATTAGTTATCTTAATAATAATAGTTTGAAACTTGATTTGTTATAAAATTAATACCTTACGTTATTTTGTAAAAAAACATTTCAATTTTTTTGATTTATGTGTAAAAAATTGAAATACTTAAAAATTATTTTTCCTTAATTTATTTTCTCATTCTTCTTGTTTTTCTTGACTTTCTCATTTTTCTTGACTTTCTCATTTTTCTTGACTTTCTCATTTTACCACCTTGAGGACGATTCCAATACTCCGGGGGATATGAATGAGCGTTATTGTAGTTAACATCTTTATAGCTTCTATCATATGCGGTATTTTGACCTGTAAGCCCAGAATATTTTTTCCCATATGTTTCGTATACTTGTTGTTGTCCAGTAAATCCAACATTTCCTGAATTTCCAAAATTTCTTCCATTTGCCCAACGGTTACCTGAAAAATTCGCATCACTAAACGACATTATAAATTATATAAATATTTTATAAACCTAAGAGACTATTTTATTCAAATCTAAATTGCTTTTCATAAATTTTAATAAATATGAATCATCATATATTTCTTTTTTATTTTCGTGGTTTTTCGTAAAAACATAGGATTCATTTCGTTTTTTTACAGACCATCCTTGCTCTATTGTGTTGTATAATAGCAACATTTTTTGGAATTTAATGGCATCTACTTTAAAATCAACATTATTTTCTAAATCCTTTAAAGAATCCAAATTAATCTTAATATCCATACTAATTAATAAAAAAACAGAAAAACATTATATATTTTAAACTTGTTTAGCGTATACAATTTCTATAATACCTTGAATAATGTTGGTCGTCATTTTTTAAGTTTACTAAATTTGTCTTAACTATATTCCCGTCACTATTTGAATAATAAATATTTTGGATTTTGTATCCTTTTCTCTCTGGTATTGATTCCATAATTTTAATACAGTTGTTACACGGCTTACTCGATTGTAATTTATTTGTTTTTGAAAATCGGACAACCAGTAAATTTACTGGCTCCAATCTTTTTTTATTTTGCGATGGTTTCAATTTCATCAAAGCATTATGCTCAGCGTGAACACCCGGGTCTACACCATCACTGTCGCCCATCATATTAATCCCAAAACTTAAAACAGTTGATTTGTTCAGGTTAGCGTTCTTTCCCTTTCAAAACGCACGCTATGTGGTTTGAGGGGCCACATATACACGAATTAATATACTCCTCACCATTTTCATATTTGTCCACGTTTGTATTAACGGGCAAACAAAATCTCTTAATAAACATTGTGTCGAGCAGCGAATCCATATTTTACTTTATATTATTATACTTATTTCTTTATTTTGTTTCATTTTTTTATTTGTCTTATTTTGTTTTCTTATTTTGTTTTAAAAAATTAATATATTTTCTCTCTATTATTAATTAAAAAAAATTTATTTAATAATAAAACAAACATATGCCATCATTTAAACCAAAATCCGCTAAAAAAATCAAATTCAACAAAAAAAGTTCGATTACTCTTGATGGTAAGCACAAGGAATTCTTAAATGAGTTTTCAAAGGATGAAAACGATAGGATACCTGAGTTACAGCTCGAAAAATACGAATTGAAAGAACTTTTAAAAAAGGACACTCTTACTGTAGAACAACAATTAGAATACCAAGACAAAATTAATGAAATCAATGAAACAATAAAACAAACCAAAGGAAGAAAGATGGAATACTTTTTAGATAATTCCAAATTTATTTTTGACTATTTTGAAAATAAAAAAAATATTTCAACCGGTACAACTAACAACAATATAAGCGATAAAAATAAAATACTAAATTCGTTTTTTAAGATTAAACAAGATGACAGCGCCAATATAAATCAAAACAAAACCAATAATATTGTGCAAAAATATTTAAGCAACATTGACGACACATTTATTGATGTGAATTCGTTTATTTGTCAAACTGACGTGTGTCAGATATGTCACAAGGGTGAATTAATTCCCCTCGAGGATGAAGGTATACTAATTTGTAATGCTTGTTTTAGAAGCATACCATATTTAATAGAAAATGAGAAGCCATCTTATAAGGAGCCGCCTAAAGAAGTATGCTTTTACGCTTACAAAAGAATTAACCATTTTAAGGAAATTTTGGCTCAATTTCAGGGCAAGGAAACTACACAAATTCCCATTGAGGTTATCGAAAATATTAAGTTGCAAATTAAAAAGGAGCGAATTGATTTGTCGCAAATATCAAATAACAAAACCAAGGAAATTCTGAAAAAATTAGGTTATAACAAGTATTACGAACATATACCATTTATTAAAGATAAGTTAGGTATTAAGCCGCCAATTATGTCGCCTGAATTGGAAGACACATTGTGCAATTTATTTGTCGAACTTCAGTCGCCTTATTCGAAGTATTGTCCTGATGACAGAGTGAACTTTTTAAATTATTATTATACTGCGTACAAGCTTTGTGAGCTTTTAGGAGAAGCACAATACTTAGAACATTTTCCAATGTTGAAAGATAGAGAGAAGAGAATAGAACAAGACTCTATATGGCGCAAGATTTGCGAAGAGTTGGATTGGGAATTTATACCGACCATTTAAAATAATATAATTCATAATATTTTATAAATAAATTATATTATTATTTGTTTAATTTGGTTTATAGGGGAACAAAGATAGTGTTGGTGTGTTGTAAATAGAATAATTCGGTTCAAAACAATTCGAACCTACACCGGTTCCATAACGCATACCTCCACGTTGTTTTTTAGTTTTTCTGGATTTTTTACCCTTTCTACCTTTTCTTGTTTTCCTTCTTCTACCACCTTGTTGCGGATTTTCATCTTCTTCATTCCAACCAAGTTCGTCGTCTCCATCATCTCCATCTCCATCTTCTTCATCAAAACTAAAACTGCCTTGTTCTGGGTCAGTTACACCACTGTTATTTAATTCAGCATTATTGTCATCCTGAATAAACGCGTCATTAAAAGCCGGGTCATCTTCTCCTTCACCTTGTAAATCATCAATGTTAAAATCTGGCGCCATTTCATTTTGTGGATTTTGATTATCTTCATTCTGTAAACAGCTTGCAATAAAACAAGCAATTGTATGTTGATTATTATCAAGCACATAATTAGTTGCTGTTTGAATATTTTGAAATGACACATTATTTTGATTTAAAAAATCTATTTGTTGTTGGTTATATCCACCTTGGTTAAGTAATATATCTTCTTCTTCCTGAGTAAAAACTCCTCCTCTTTGCATATACATTTTCTTACTTTTTTTGTTTTTACTTCGTTTTTTACTACGTGTACGATTAGCCATAATATAGTATATTTAGATTAAATATATTATCTTATATTTTTTTAAACAGTCGTCTCTAAAAGACTTTTAAAACCCACCAGGGAATTTAACCAAGTTAGCACCAATACCAAAACCAGCACCAGAGCGAGCAGTGGCACCCATACTGGGAATGTAAGTATCAAGGATACTAAATGTGGCAGCCGCAGTCAATGCAATCAAAATAATCTCCTCAACATTCAAGGAACGTTTAGGGATAGCATAAGCAGCAATAGCTACCATCAAACCTTCGACAAGGTATTTAATGATTCTCTTCACAAGTTCACCGACGTTAATTAAACCGTTCATTTATATTAAATAATAAGAAAAAAAATAATATATGCGATAAAAAACTTAAAATTAATTATATATTTTAATTAAAATGGATCGCTCTAAAGAAAAGGCTTCAACCAAGAAAGGTTTTGAGAGAAAACAGGTTAACGGTAAAAATAATCCTAAATATGTCGACTTATTAGAAGAAGACAAGCCCATTGCTGGACAAAAATTCGTATGTGTGTCTTTTGTGTCTCCCGAAAATATTATTAAACAAAAACAGATTTTCTTTTTTGAACAATTCCTAAAGAAGTGGGATTTGAATAAGTCAATGGAGAAATATGTGCAGTTTTTGAATTTTGTTTCTTTCAAATATAATGTTTCATTTGACGACATTTCAAACGACTTTAAAGAGTTTGTTAAGGAAGAAAAGGATAATTTGACAAAAACTACCATGGAAGATGATTACAAGACATTTGTTGACAACAATGAAGAGACTCTTGATAAAGAGTTTGGAACTGCACACAATTTCCAAACGAGTACACGTGGTCTAAAGATTCGAGGCAGTTATCCCACAATTGAGGAAGCCGAGTTGAGATGTAAAATGCTCAGGGAAATTGACCCAAATCACGATATTATGGTCGGTCCCGTTGGTATGTGGATGCCCTGGGAGCCTGAAGCATATAAGACAGGTCGTGTCGAGTATATGGAGGAGGAGCTTAACCAGTTGATGAGCGAGAAAAACAAAAATGAGTCCAATGCCAAGACCGCATTTGATCAGCGTGTCAAGGAGAGCAAGAAGAAGGCGATCGATGAGAACATCAAGAATGCGGAGAAATCTGGTAACGCATTGACGCAGTCGATTGACGAGCAAGGTAATCTAATTGGTGTCAATAATGCCAACAGTCAAGAGTTCGGTTTGAAGGAGAAGGACAACATTTCTTCGGCGGATATTCAGATGGAGTTATTTGAAGGAGAGAACATTGTTACTGGCAAAACGGACAACGGTCAGAGTCAGTTGATTAGTGGTCCTTTTGCGAAGAAGAAGGAGGACTCGATGGATACTGTTGACTAAATCAACCTTTAAGAAAGGTTGAGCCAAAAGTTGAGCCAAAAGTTGAGCCAAATGTAGTAAAAAAGATTTAACCAAATATACTTTTTATAATGTATTAAAAAATATATTTTATGTTTTGCTCCACTTTTTATTACTTCGTTAAAAAAGTGGATTACCATTTATTCGCCTTTTTGACGCTGATCTTTTGTCCTGCGCCGCGTTTTTTCACTGAATTCGGGTCATATTGCTCCTCTTCGTCTTCATCCTTCATTCCTTTTGACAATTCCCAGAACTCTTTTGACCCTAATCTGAAGTCACCGTGACTATCGGCTTTATACCAGAAGACCTGGTCGTGTAGCTTATTGGATTTCGAGTTATTATTTATAACTAAGCACTCATAATTTTCGGTACATTGGTCCATCACTTGACAAAAGCTCTCAAATGTGGGAAACATACCGGCATAGTTTTCATATATTCTTTTTCTATTTGCGATATAATTCTCTCGAAGAATAAAAACATAATCTATGTTGGTTCTCAGTGTGGGCGGAATGCCGAGCGGATATTGCATTGTGATGACTAGCATCACCTTCCAATGTCTCCCGTTCATAAAGAGTAAGCGCATCATTTTATCACGTGTCCACGTCGCATCATATAAGCAGTCATCTAAAATGACAAAGGCTCGGGGATCAATAGTGCTGCGTTTATAAGTTTCCATCTCCTTTTTAATTTGTTTCAACACAGTACGCTGTCGTTTCAAAATGTTTTCAATAATCGCCGTATTGTATTCATTATGTACGAACAATTTGGGCACCATTTTTGCGTAAAAACCGTTACCTTCTTCAGTTCCCGAAATAACGGTGCCTATTGGGATTTCTTGTTGATAAAAAAGTAGATCTCGGACCAAAAAGGATTTGCCGGTGTCACGCTTTCCGATTAATACAACGACAGGACCTTTGTTTTCATTGGGCTTAAAACTAATACTTTTCATATCGAATTTTTTTAATTCAAGTGTCATATATTATAACGTATAAAATTTTAAATACAATATAAAACGCAATTGATTCTCTCTTAATATAGTTTATAATTTGATATTAAGAGAGAAAATACTTTCAAAGAATAATAAGTTAAAAACTCATATAATTTATATATTAAATACCTAATAATGATAAACGTAAATTATCAGAAAAGGAAGAACACAGAGCTTTTTAAAAGTTTAGAGAAACCATCATCTTTGTTTCTCTCTAAAACACAAAATTATATACCAATTTATAAAAGATTTTTGGAGTTAAATGAAACCAATTACAATAATGTAAACTTGAATCACAAATGGTACATTTCATCGGTAAATGATCAATACGATATTGAAGACAGTAAATTGTATAATTGTCGCATTAAAAATATAAATAATAATTCAAAAACAAAAGACAAGGATATATTTTTCAAAATGGCTCCATTGTTAGATCCGTTTAAATATCTAATAGGAAAATACAATAATGATGATAAAATTTTGAATCTACCAAGTATTAATTCGGATGAAACATATTGTAATAGTAAATTGCTGGATTTAAATAATTCGGCATATGTTGATGGATTATTTTTATTTCTCTCAAGTAATCTTATTAGTGAACATAATTTCCAACACGGTGTAGATTACTATGGTTCATTTTTAGCTATTAAAAATAATTTCACGTTAAATGTTTGTGATGACATAGATTACTTGAATAATTCGGATTTTTTTAATAAAAACAAGAATGTTCTATTTAAAATTGATGATTATGAACATTTATTTCAGTTTCAAAATGAAGACACTAAATTAAAACCACTAAAAATAGAACATAATTTATCATTAAAATCAAATATGTCTATTAAATCGTTTGATAATGAAGTATTCGAAGATATGTTTAGTGACGATAATACAATCGTGAATTTAGAAGACTTAAAAGGTAATTATTCTGAACTAATTGATATAACTAATTCAAATTTGTCAAATGATAATGACAATAAAGTTACATTAAAATCAAACTCAACTTGTTCTTCAAGAACCTCTTA